AGCATTCATTCCATCAATATATTTATTTTTATATAACATATTGTTATCAATTAATAATGGGATATAACAAGACTTAATTATAGTATCTATTATTTCATCTACATTTTTGTATTTGGATTTTACTACCTTTTTGCGTTTTTTTATGTCATGATAACAAATGAATAGTCTACCTTTTATCTTACAGCAGATATCATCTGGAATTCTATCTTTCAAGTATGTTTTCAACAATTTAATTGAATTTAAATTTAAATTATCTTTAAATTCACGATTAATTATATCATATAGTTTAGGCATCATATCTAGAGCATCAATAAAATATAAAAAAGACACAACTGAACCTATACTACATCCAGATATTCTGTCAATTTTAATATATTTCCTTCTCTCCATTTCTTTTAAAAAATAAAGTGCTCCCACTAAATAACTTCCATTAAATAATCCTCCGTCTAAAACTAAATCGATTTTTTGGAATTTTCTAGATGTTTCTGGTAAATTGTCAATAAATTTATTAACATATTCATCAATCATATAATTATATGTAAAATGATTTCAAATAATAATACGAACAAATATAGTAAATATAAAATATTATTAGATATTTAATGTATAATATAACATATAAATAGGATATAATATAAATAAGATATAATATAAAATGTATTATATAAAATATAAATATGGCAACAATTTCTAATTGTCAATTTTATTGTTTATCATTCAACGATGAAGATAAAAGAAAAAGTATGGAAAATAGATTTAAAAATCTGGATATCGAATGTAAATTTTATAATGGTGTTAAACATACAGATAATCGACTTAAATACGCAAGAGGTATGTTAAATAAAAGACAATGGTCTATCACATATGGACATTTGGATATTATTCATGATTTTTATTACTATAATACTAATAGGTACGCGGTTATTTGTGAAGATGATATAATGATACATAAAAACTTTAAAAAAATTTTTGAAAAGGTTATCGTTGATTTTAATATGTTAGATTTAGATATATTATTATTGGGTTATATTTTACCATATAAAATTGGTTATGATAACATATCATCAAAATATGCGCTTAAACGTCCGATGCGTTTGGATGCGCAGTTTAAGTATCATGAATATCCGGAATATTTATCAGGTTCTCATATGTATATTATTACTAAGGAGTTCGCGAAAATTGTATTGAATAAATATTACAATAATTTTGCCGGTTTAGATGACAACATATTTATGGTGGATAAAACAATTATTAGAGAGGGAAATCGAGCATTATTGTATCCTATGCTTGCTATTGAAAACGATGATTTTCAACATGATAAATATCATAAATTCTGTCACAAAGTTCACTATAATGAATTTTATATATAAAATAAAAATATCTAATATAAATTATATACCTATCATAAATTATATTATTTATATACTCAAACTCAAAATGTTCCAAAATAACTCGTAGTTTTCATTAATAAATGGAATAACATACCGAACATTATACTTGTAAAAAGAAACCCATTTATATTGTAATTACCATCATTAGAAAATAAAAATGGAATATATGTATATAAAAATCTCTTAAAAAACGGTAGTTGAAATAAAAAATATAATACAGCCAATAAAAGCGGTGTTTGGATTTCATTATACATATCATCTAATGTCCCCTTCGTTTGTTGTTCTTTGTTATAATTATGAATCATCTCTGAAGTTCGTTCATGATTTTTTATATAATCTTGTGTAGGCTGTGGAACATAATTTGGCATAACTTGTGGGTCAGTAATATGACTTGTTGTTGTCATAGGAATGTCTCTGGATGGTAACTGAGTAGCACCTGCTAATGTGGCTTGTTGTAAACTATTTACAATTTGGTTTATAGTTGTTTGATCTAAAGACATCCCTTGCCCAGATGGTTGAGGTGGTTGAGGTTGATTGTTTGGTTGTTTTATGGATTCTTGGGCTGTTAAAGATATGTTGCCACTAATACTTCCTCCACCAATTGGATCAGTTGGTAAATCTAAAATACTTGTCGAATCGCTCATAATTATTGTAAAGAATGATTGATTACAATAATTACGCAAATTATTCATTCTTATCGACCTTTATCCACCTTTATCCACCTTTATCTACCTTTATCCACCTTTATCCACCTTTATCCACCTTTATCCACCTTTATCCACCTTTATCCACCTTTAAGAAAGGTGGAGCCAAAAATAATAAATATGGTTTTATAACATATTTTTCATATATCTTTAATAAATGTACTGGCGTTGCTAAAAGTATAATTTATAACAAATTTTACTCCACTTTTCTCCAAAGGTACTGGCGTTGCTAAAAGTAGATGATTTATTCAAATGTAATAGTTTTAGTGTTTAATGAACATTTACTTGCTACCGGAACATATTTCACACATTTCTTATCTACTTTATAAATTTTATCCTTAAATTCATCTAAAGGAGGAGCGTGAAATACTAAACAGTCCTTATCTTTACATATAGTTCTAAATAAAGACGCAAAACCAAAACCAAGCAAAATAGACATTATTATTTTACCAGTTTCAGTATGAACAAATTTACCAAGGTGCATTCCAAATCCCATTTATATTACACCGACAAAAAAGAAAAATGAGACAAAATCACTTTAATTTTCGGTGGCTGGAAGCATTACCTTCCGTAAAATCAACTGATGGTCTAACTTTTTCCATTTCTTCTTTTTTATTTGAAATGGTGAAAGACGAAATACAAAACTCACTTGGTCTTTGTTGTTTATAAATCCAACATTTTCCCAAGTTCATTATATTTATGGAAGAATTAGCGTCCCTTGTTCTAAATACGTTTTTTTTGTTTTCGCAACTCACGCAGTTAGAACACACTAATAAACGAAATTCCTCTTTGTTTTCCTTATTTCTGTAATGTTTCAAATCTTGAAAACAATCACAACATTTCTTACTTGTATTACATTCATTTATTGTGATTGTATCATATCTTTTATGAATTAGTTTCCTTAATCCCTTATTCATAGTGGGCATAAAATGTTTCATTTGAGATGTTCTACTCCAATTTCCATAACAAATTAAAATATTTTCTCCAAATGTCTTTTCTATATTATTCAAAAATGTATTTATGGATTTATTACCATATGAGTATTGCCTAAATTTCATTTTTCTCCATACTTCTTTCTTGTAAAATTCCATAGTTTGTTTATTTAACATATCTTTTTCAACTAAATAAGATTTGAAACTATTGTAATTTATTGATTTGCTATTTTGTAAAGACAATACATTTTCATACTCATTTATCTTGTTATTTTTCTTTTCTCGTTGTAGAATAATTTGGTTTCGTTTCGCCATACTTTCCTTTTTTCTTTGTGGTGCTGTATATTGTAATTTATTACCTTGTCCGTCCATCATATAAACCAAAGAACGCTTACCTGGGTCTAAACCAATTATATTTCTTAATTGTAAATTTTCTAATTGTTGTGTATCTAATTCTTCAATATTTATATAATCATAATCCTCACTATTTACTTGTTTATTTTTATTTTCTTCGCCTTTACAATCTCTTCTAATAAATAATAAAGAACAACTAATTCCATCTGTCGTTATTTCATTATGAAAAGTATAATATTTATTTTTGAATAATCTGTGTTTCATATCCAACAAACTACTCCATAATGTATTTTGATAATTTGTAATCTTTTTTAGAACTTCTCCCTTCTTTTCGCTTTCAGGACAAAAGAGTTCAGCAATACAACTACTATCAAATTTCACATTCTTTGGAATAATATTGTTTCGTAATGGTAAAGGTTGAAATAACTTATTTTCCTGTGTTTCTAATACAGAATTCATATACAACAACCCTTTCAAATACTCAAATTGTCTTACTTTCACATCATAATATATAGATTTATTGATATTTATTGGTAAAATATGTTGTAAATGAGTAAGTTTCCATTCATTAAATTTTTCATTTGTTTCTTCTAACATAAGCAAATTATGCTTAAATTCAAACAATTCTTTTTTGTCTTCTGTAATTTCATTTGTAGTTTTATTGATAAAACGAAGAAAATGTTGAATAAAATGTTCTTGTATATTTGTAGAAATACAAACTTGAATTTGTTCTGCTATAATATTTATCAAATGTGATTTATTTACTAAACTTGTTTTGTTGTGATTGAGTAAATGTTGATATTCTTTTGTATAAAATTTTTGTAAAATATCTAAAAGTTTTGTATCTTTTGATTTTCTACCACTATTAGATTTTGTTCCTAATGTTTTGATACAATATTTTACAAATGTAAATTTATCATCAAAAATAGGAAATGGTAAATTGTTATGAAAGCAATACAAAATATATAATCTAATAAATTGATAAGTATGAATAACTAAATCATTTATTTCAAAAACTAAATTAGTAATAATTGGTTGAACTTCTTTATATTTCAATAAAACAGATTTGAGTGTTGTTTTGATGGTTTTGAATTTCACAAGTTTACGAGATTTTTCTAAATTCCTAAAAGTTTTGAATGTTTCTTTCTTTTTCTTTTTTACCATTCTATATATTTACTAAAGATTTTATTTTT